AGGAACCCGTCATAACCATTATTGGAATTTTGGTTATTTTGGGTCGGCCATGCCGAACAACTTCATGTCTTATTTAGCACATGGAGTATATCTGCTTGACCAATCGTCGTTTCAGGCCTGTTTTCCAAGCCTTAGCTACGATCCGAGTATTAGTACGCGGCAGTACGTCGGCTATATGCCTGACAATTCTGCCGCCGTTATGAAGAGCACGGCGCTTGCTGGAGGAATTTCTATCTTCAACAAAGCAACCGAACTCTTTTGGGGGTCATGGGACTTTAATAAGGGCGGCTTTGCCGTACCCAACGAGAAACCCATATACCACCGCAACTTGGTAGGAACTGTCCAATCAGGTAAGAGCGAATCCACATCGTTTTTTGATGTGAAGCCATTTGAAATGGCCGCTGAACCGTGGACGTCGTTCCAATCAAGAGTTCTGTATACTGAGGACCCTAATGGCAAGGGGTACTTCTCCGGCGTTTCTGCGGAGATAGCACCACCTACCTACGACTTTGTTTACAACGTTAGTCGGGCAATGCCCGCTTTTGCAAACGAGGTCGAAGGGAAACAGGTATTTGACCAGCACTGGTCTAACCATCGCACCGGCATACGCCGGGCAAGGTATATCAGTACTGGCAATGGTTTCATCCTGCTGCACTCGCATATTGTTTGCAAGTACACAGGAGGGAACTGGATTTGGGCGGGGATCTACTGGAGAGATACTTTCACAGTAGCCCCTAATTCCAACCTTCATCCGACTAGCGGTAACGAATACGAACTTAGTACGTTGTTCACGATTCACCTGAAACGCGAACGATGTACACCGTTCCACTCGTACAACTGGTCACCTGTCATTCCTCTCGAACAGCAGATCGATTACGTATATCAACAGAAGATCTCTGCTTATCCAGCTGATACATCTAGTTGGACTGGCAAGTCTTTTTATACTGTTGCGTACGACGCTGATCTGCCCGTTTTCTTGTATTCCCCCATCAATGGTGGGACTGTCAAGAATTTAATCGGATACTCGTCTGAACAGGGAAAGTACGTGTCTTCAAGACCACGTACGTTCCTGGGCTTTAACGAGAATGTTCGAAACATCATGACCGACTGTGCGTCGGTATCCTTCGTCTCGTCCTTAGATGCTCTTAATACGAGCTTCGCAGGACTTGACGCCAACCATATAGAGACCATTTCGTCACTACAGGATATGTTAGCACCTGTAGGGTGGATACGATTAATTTCGCAACTACCACGATCGAAACGGTTTCTGATGGATCTTTTGGAGCGCTTGACCGACGGTCAACTCTTATATTCTTACGGAGTTGCACCGACGTTGCAAGATGCTGAGGAGATAGCTTTTAGAGGTCAAAGTGTTCTTTCAAAAATACGGAATAGCGCGCTGTATAAGCCGCACACGTCCTATGGAAGAGCACAGTTCCCTTTAGACTCGCTTTTACCGGATTATCCGGACTCGCAAGTTTATCTGGCCTCAAAGATACGATTCGGTTTTAATTACGACTCGTACCTTCCCTATATCATCCCTTTAAGGATGGTCGGTTTATTACCTAGTCTGAGCTCGATGTGGGACCTAGTCCCATTTTCATTCGTGCTCGACAAGGTACACAAGGTTGGGGACTCCCTGGAGTACTTCGATACCAGCGTTTTGTTTCTAGCGCTGGACATAGAGTACTCTACTCACTCCATATGTTGTACTTACAACTTTACGGAAGAGGACATGGAAAACCACGGTTTTACTTCTATACCGGGGTCTTACAAGTTCAGGGGAGAAAATCTAGTTGGGTATAAGACTTACGTGAG